TAGCAGTTTGTATACAAATTATTCATGATTTTTTATTTTATTTTTTATTTAAGAGTTTACCATTAGGATATAATTCTATGTTAGATTTCTTTAAAAACTATGCTAATGAAGTAGGTGTTGGAGCTGTAGTTGGTGATAGTTTTATGATGATATTAGCTTGTTTATTAAGTTCTAATTTTGCTACATATAGTTTAAATACTAATATAATAGCATTGGTGTTTTCTCTCTATTTTGTTCCTTATATGATTAATTATGAATAGAACTTTAAAGCTTTAAAGTATACCACGTAACATATTTACAACATAAGTTGTAAAAGCAAACAATAAACCACCCCATAGCGTGTCAATAATTACAGTAAGTATTGACCAATTCTTTAGTAAAGCATAATTAGTAGTTTCATAAACACCATAAATAACAATGCCTAATAAAAACGCATCATTTACACTTTTGCGTGGCTTAATAATAAAATAATTTATTCCAGCAATTAAAAATATATAGCAAAGAGCTACACCTAAAAAATTTACTTTAGGTTCTGACCCTTGAACCAGTTTAATTTGATTTAAAAAATAATTTTTTATAACATTTAAATAAACAAAATCAGTTGTTATAAATATAATTGCGCTTACTAACATCAAAAAGTCAAACATTTATATATTAATCCAATATTTTTTAATGTTTAGATAAAGTTTAATTTAAATAAACTTTTTTTACTATAGTATTATATAAATGTCTATCGGATATACTAGCCCAATCAATGGAAGCAATGTTGCTTTTTCTATTTTCGCAAAAAGACCTGGAAATGCTGGAGGAGCAATTCAAGGTTGGATGCCTCAGACTACACAAAATGTTGACAAAAGATATCCTGATTACGAACAAATTCGTTACACTTTAAAAAACGCATGGAATACTACATATCCTAGTCAATTAAAACGTGCTTACCCTAGTCAATTACAACCCAATAATTTAAGAAGACCAATTACTACTCCTTTCCGTGCTGTTAATAACGCAGGTGATCTTTTAAGTCGTGAGAATTTTTCATGTGGTGGTAGTTGTCAATCATTTCAAAGCAGACCTGGTCTTCATGGATTAAGAACACACTTTGGCTCTATTTCAGCTTCATGTGCTCCTTCAGCAGCTTATAATAGTCTTCAATTAATTACTAATGTTCCTGCTGCTGCTTGTAACGTTAAATTTGTTTATGATAGTTCCGATTATACTACTTATTTAAAACAAAGAGCTGTTAATAAGAACTACAATGACTTTTCTAATGGTGGAGACGATTTTAAGGCAAGTCAATCTGCTCAAAGAGCTATCAGAAGATATTAATTTTACTTTTAGGAAAACTACTTTTAGAAAAAGTAGAGCAAATAATAATATAAGTATATTTTTGCTGTTCTTTTTTTAAAAGAACATTATATGAAGAAGAAACCTAATAGGCAAATCAATACTACTATACCAAATCAGCATATTAATAATATAAGCATTTCAAATCTTATTAATATTTTCAAATGTAGTCGATGTAATAAATATAATGATATTATTCAACCACCAGTCCAGAATTGTATTTTTTGTGGAAACCCAAATTATGTTATAAAAAAATAGTAAAAGTTAAAATATACTTTCAGTTAATAAATTTATATATGGACATCAAATAATAATACAAATAAAGTAAGAATTAAAAAATCCGCTATAAATATCATTCCAAAATGATATATGTGTCTTTGAACTAAATGATTAACGTTTTTATTTGGATTCATTTTATTCCATTTAATTTCTAATTTTTTTAGTAATTCATAAGTTACAGCTGCTGATATAAAGACTAATGATGTTCTTAGTGCAAGAAAAAAAATTCTATAAAACGAAATTTTATTTGTCATATATATACTATATAAATAAATTTATCATAACTTGTTGGAGAAAAAAGTATATAATAAATATATAAATGGAGAAATCTAACATGTTGATTATCGCTCTTTTAGCGCTTATATTTATAGGTTTTATTCATAGTAATAAATACCAGCCTAATACTACTACAACAAAAACTGTAGTTGTGAGAGAAGATCCATACCATAGGAATTATGGTTATAGACCACCGCCACCACCACATTATAATTCATATAAAGCACAATATTACAATTAATTTAATATTATATTTTAGTATATTATATTAAATGACAACTCCTTATGCTGTATCTACAAATATTGGTTCCGTATCTTATAATAATTATGTAAATGCTCCCATTACTGGACCATTAAGCACAAATCAAACACCATGTCAAATTCCGTATCATAGTTATGGAATATTAGCAGGAATCAGACCAACACCACCTCAATTTTATCCAATGCAAACACCAGTTGATGCTCAAATGAACACAAATGCTAGACATCAATATTTAAGAACTTCTGTAAGTAATCAACGCCTACAACAACAAATTGCTTTAGGAAAACAATCTGCTTCTATGGGTTATGTTATTGGTTCTTCTCAAAGACAAGTACCTATATCAACTCATACAAATTATATTCCTCCAGTTCCCAGTTCTTTATATGTTAATACACTTAAGAGCAATGCTGTAGGTCAAACTGCTTACAAAGTTAATTTACCAAACGCTGCTCCTACTGGAACAAAAAGTTATTATCCAAGTGGAACTAGAAGTTCTATTAGAAGAGCTCGTTCAGGAGGATGTGTAGCACCAGCAAAGAAAGGTTCTATTTATAATACTAGTTTATCAAATGGTCAGGTTTGTGCTTGGGGATCAATTGTGCGTCAAAATTATTAATCAACTTTTTATCCTTAAGGGAAATTTGAGCAAAGTAAATTCGTTATAAAATAAAAATAATAATATACTATTTTTCTGTACTTTTTTGAAAAGTGGATTAAAAAATAATATTTAGTATTATTATAATATGCCATTCGGATATCCTGTTTTAACTCCTACATATGGACTCGGTAGCTACGGAAGAACCGGCGCTGGTATTCTTATAAGCAGCCCTCGTACTAAAAATGGTTCTCAAGGTAGAATCTATGCTTGGATGAAAAGTAATGGTCAAGGACCTCAATACATCCAATTTTTAATTAATCTTATTGGTCCTAGACCTGGTGTTGGTCCTTGGTCCGGACTTTAATTTAAATTTTTATAATTGAATTATTAAGCAATACAATTATAAAAAAAATATCAATATTATTATATAATGAACAAGTATTTAATTGAATTTTTAGGAACAATGTTCCTAATGTTTGTCATTTTTGCTACTGGCAACTGGGCTGCTATTGGCGCCGCTTTAGCTGTTGGTGTTTTATTAGGTGGTGCTATTTCTGGTGGTGCGTTTAACCCTGCTGTCGCTATTTCTCTATATGCTGCTGGTAAGTTACCTCAATCTGATTTGATCCCATACATTATTGTTGAAATTTTAGGCGCGTTGGGTGCTTTTTATGCTTACAAAAAGTTTGTTAACAAAGCTTAAGCAAATTTATTCAAAATATTATAATATAATTTCTTATAGTATAATATAAATGCCTAGAAGACATAGACATAGAACAATGAAAGGAGGGTTTTTGGAGTCATTAACCCAAGGTCTTACTGACGCTTGGAGTAGTACTAAAAAAGCTGCCAGTGGCGCCTACAGTTCAGCTACCGGTTCTACTACTGGTTCAACATCTTACGTACCACCCCCAACCCCTTATGTACCACCGGCAACTTCAACATCTGGTTACATGGGAGGAAGAATGAGAGGAAGAAAGAGAAGCAGAAAAATGCGTGGAGGTTATGGTGATAATATTGCTCTTACTGGATTAGCTGCTAGTGCCTCTCCTATTTCTGATATTAAGAGTGCTCAACCTTTAACCACTGTTGGAGGTAGAAGAACAAAGAGACGTCATGGAGGTAAACATAGACATGGTAAGTCATGTAAACATCGCAGACATTAAATATATTATATAAAATATCATTTAAATCTATTATTACATAATTCTAATAATGGATTTACAAGTTGAATCAGATATATACGAACCAAATATTGATAGCGAAGGAGATTACTCCGATTATTTACCAACCACAAGTAAATTTAAAAATGGGTTAAGATGTCCTTGTGGTACTAGAAAAGAACATATATTTGATAATAGACAAAGCTTTTCTGGTCACATTAAAACAAAAACGCATCAAAAATGGATTTCGGACTTGAATGCGAATAAGATGAACTATTTTACTGAGAATATAAAGTTAAATGAAACAATATCTAACCAAAAAATAATAATTGCCAAACTTCAAAGAGAGAACGATGAAAATTTAAAATTAATTGTTCATTTAACAAAAAAAATAGAAATCAAAGAGAATCCAAATGTTATTGATTTAATAAGTTTTGATTAATCAAAACTACTATATTTATCTTTATATGAATGTTAACTGGGTTCCTTATCAATAAAAACTTGCTTTGAAATATTTTTTATTATTTTTTCTTCCTTTTCATATTCATTGTCACCTGTTCCTCCCATTGATTCAACAATAATCTTATTGTATTGATCTGAAAATTTAGAAGAATATTTACCACAATCAGGATGTAATTCTTTAAATTTAGGAATTAAGTTTTGATTTTTACAAGCAACTTTTCTAACAACTTTATGTAATTTCTTTTTTTCTTCATCTTTTTCCCATTTATTCTCATCTTTAATATACATAGTTTCTCTCTTCTTGTCGGTACAATGAACGGGTCTTTTATTTACATCGAGTTCTTTAAGATTTTTAACAATTATGTTAGAGATACCTTCAACATATCCTAATTCTCCAACTTTCTCTAAGTCATTTAATTGTAACTTAATTGACTCAACAAAATCCATAATATTCATAGCATCTTTACATGTTTCATTAAGAAAAAAATTAAGATTAAATGCTTTATTATGAGAATTAGTAGTAGTGATATTTGTGTTATGTGTTCCTGATTTAATTACTTCAAGCATTATATTTTTAAATTCAGAATTGTCCTTAATTAACATCATAATTAATTCTTTATCTGTTATTTCGTCTTTTTCATTTTTTTTATTTTCAAATTTACAATTTTTGGAATGCTTCCATAAACCAACTCTTGATTTATATTCTTTGTCACATATGTGACATATATATCTGCTAGATTCCGCAACTTTTTCGCAACTTTCTGTTAACTTATTGTTAACATTTGTTAACTGTAAATGTTTTGCTGTCAATTTATGTTTATCGTAACTACTTTTACGTGACGTATTATAGTTACAATTTTCGCAATAAAATTTGTGCGCAACTTTTTCGCAACTTTCTGTTAACATTTTCTATATAATTAGTTAACACAAAAAGTTGCTAAATCCTTTTTTTTAAAATAATTATAAAAATTACAATCACGTTTTTATAATTATTTTTTTGGTGACCAGACGCTAATTTTCAATTATGGTCACAGAATTGAATTATTTGCAGTAAAATATCCAAGGTTTTCATTTTTGGACATTTTTTTTGTCCAATTTCAAAATTCATAAAAACTTTCCCATTGATTTTTTTGCATTTTATATAATAAATTGAAAAAGGTACTTAAAGAAAAATTTAAAGAAATTAGGATTAAAAAGCTAATCATCTTCTAATGTTAGGTCTATAAATTCTGGTTCCTTATTTTTCACAGCTGTTAAAGGTAAATTTTTAAGACATCCTGGACATCTATGGTCGGCATCTTCACGAGCAAAACCAGATTCAGGATTCCACCAACAATCATGACATATACGATGTGCTTTTGATCCATTTTTCATTAAACATTCTCTAGGTATTAATGTATTATTTTTGTTTACTTCTCTTTCACATATACAACAAGTTACTTTTTCTTCTTGACCACCTTTTTTGTACCTTTTAAAAGATCTTTTGTTAGATCTTTTAACCTTAAGAGTTTTTCTCTTAACCCTTCTTTTTCTCTTTTGAGTTTTTTTTGGCATTATAAATTAAGTGTATATAATTTATAATGTTTTATTGTGATTTGTCCATTATGCGGTACAAAATATAAACACCTAATCCAGCTAAACTGGCAAAATATAACTGATCAACAGGATCGTCGGACATTACAGGAGACGCATCAGAAGCAACACCTGTTTTAAATGTTTCTTTACATTTAGCCCCAGTAACAGCATTTTTACCATTTGAAAAAATACAAGGATCCATATTTTGAATATCAGCTAATGTAACATAATGAGATTCAGATGATTTATTATTGTTAATATCAATTGTTTGCATAGTAATTTCTTGACAAAGTGGTGTTGAACCAGAGAGAAAGGCACGCATAATAGCAAATGGATTTAATACATTTAAATTTCCCATAGAACCAGGAATTAATCCCTTAAATTCAGAAAAATTTACACCAAGACCCGATGAAATAAATGGAATATTTCCTGAAGGAACGTTATCAACATAAATAAATCTGTCAGTTTGCTCACATGTAGACGCATCATTTTTGTCTGTACATTTGTCTATAGCAGCGCATTTTGCTCCAGTTTTAAGGAAAAATTTGTTGCCTAAAGGACCACCAGTTGTTGATGCTTTGCTATCGCCAGTAACTAATAATTCAACATATTGTATTAATCCATCTATATCTTTTCCCATTTGGTCAAGCGTTCCTTTATCACTCATACCAATTTCAGTGGGTGTTTTAATATTTTTATAATAAGGGTATGTAGGTCCTAGCAATCGTTCTTCAACACCCTGTGCATCAGTTAATACTTCTTGAAATAAATTAGACATTATACTTAAAATATATAAATATATTTATTTTAAATTAAAATTAAATACTATTATGTTACTAAATTACTAGTGTCTACAGGTTCACTACCTTCTGGAGTTGTAGCTCCAGTAACATCGGGTGCTACACCACCTGTCATTTGTGTAGCATAATCTTGTTGAGCTGTAACTAATCCACTAACTTGTTCTTGTAATGCCTGAACATTTCCACTTAAATCTTGTACTTGATTAAAAATACCTTGAACCGCATCTATTCTTTGTTTTAGGTATTCAATGTTTCCGGCATTTTGTTGTGACATTAAAAATGTATTATCTGCTATTTTTTTATCATATTGACGATAAACTTGATTAATAGTTAAATTAGGAAGCATTTCATTTGTAGGACCATTAGTAGGCGCAAATGTTGGACTTATAGTTGGAACAACATCCATCATACCTTCAATTATTGATGATTTTGAATAAGCTAAAATTATTTGAAATGTAATTAATAAAATAAAAAATAATATAAGAAAGTTTATTACTGTCAACATTAATATATATTACTATTATTTATTTTAAACAATATAATATTAATATTAACTGCTTTCTGTAAGAACATAGTCTGAGTCTTCTCCTATAATACTACTATTTGGTATATAATCTTGTATAACACCATCTGGATCAAAATCTTGGCTAATTTTATTATTTTGGTAATATGTATTTATTGGTTTATCGATTTTTTTTTCTTTTGGATCAATAACAGGACCTATTACAGACATAAATCCTTCAATAATCCCATTCGCTAAAAATATTTGATTTATTAATATTATTAAAAATAATACTACTAATATATTTACCAACATTAATATAATATTATATTACTTTTATTTTCTTTCATAATAATATAAATGTCATCAGCCAATAAACCATTAGGAATGAATTCTATGCCTGCTTCAGGATATAATCATAAAAGTACTACTTATAATAAACAATATGTTACATGGAAAGGAACAGGTATTAACTCAAATCCAGTAGGAACGGCTTCAGGTCACATAAGACCTTTAACAAACAATGACCCTGGTAATGTATTTCAAACAGGTTTTGGTTTAGCCAGACCTATTAAACATTATAGAAAAGGTAGAGTTATCCCTGTAGATATTAGTGGAAACATAGCAAATTTAAATGTAAATAGTCCTTATAATGATGTTAATTTAACTATGAATGAGAAAGCTTTAATTAATTATAATACAAACAGATTTGTAAAATCTAGTAAAGGTACTTCTCTCGGAGGCGGATTTGGAGGTTCTGGTTTGTTAAATGATTTACAAGATAAACCTGGTGCTTTTACAGTTCATCAAAACCCTGCTACTGAAACAGACGGTGTTACTCAGTTAAATTCTGATTGTAAAACATGCGAAGGAGTAGGTATTGTTGTTGATTATTATCCTAATAAAGGATATTTAACAGAAAATCCTGAACCAAATTCAACAAATATTTCAGCAAATGCTTTCTGTTGTAACGAAGAATATAAAGCTAAACGCAGAGCTATTTATGCTAGCACAAATTTAAATAAAAATTACTATACAACAACAAAACAATATCTTCAAAATAGATGTAAAACTTATGATCAAAAGGCTTTCAATTTCTTATCATATAAAACTAATACAGCAGGACCCTACGGTGATAATAATCCTTATTACACAGTATCTCAACAAGGACCCAAAGCTGGAAGCCCAACAACCCAAACAGCTTCATTTTTGGACACTAATTTATATTTTGCCAATTGTCAACCAGGTTCTCAGATATATGATGCGACTCAAGTTGCTCTAATTGGACAAATGCTCTCAATAATGGTAAATGCTGGATTTTTAAACCAAACTGACGTTACTGCGTTTAACGCTACTGGAATTAATTCAATTGAAGGGTTTTACAATTGGTTAAATGGATTGCCTGCTAATCAAAAGACGCAAGCTATTCAAGTATTTAACGATTTTATTCGTAATCCTTATTGGGGAATGCCTCTTTCTGGACCATCAAATCCAGCTGGTTGTCAATTAACTGTTTATAAACCAAATAACTACCAATATGCTAAACAAGGTGCTGTATCAAGTTCAACTAGAAATCTTAAGCTTAATGTTGATACAATATCAACAAATGCTGCTTCAATAAATAATTATACTAACACAGGAAATTTGGTTAGTGCTAACCAACTATATGCTGGGGTTGATCCAAATTTAATTAACCTTAAAAAGAATAAGGCTCCTGGATGTAATACTCCATGGCCTCTTAACTTCTCTCAATCTGGCACTTTTCAAAATAAAAAGTTTTGTCATTATAGGAAATTACCTCAGTATCAAAACCCTGCTTCACAGCCAAGTCCTTATCGTTACTTTCCTGGAACAGTATTTAGTTCAAATCATTTCTCTCAATCACCAAATACATATAATACAACACACGTTTAATTATTATAACATATTATTTAACATATTATAATAACTATCAAATATCTATAAATTCTGTAGCTTCCTTTGCTTCTTTATTTATTGGCAAAAATATATTTATTTTTTCTGAAAATCTATTACACGGTATTTTATATTTCTCACACCAAGCAACCGATTTTTGTATATTAGATTTTTTAATAGTTTCTATTTTATCTTCCCTATTTTTATTTTTTAAAACATTTATAATCATGTCTAATGATTCGAGTTGTTGTTGACCAATTATAATATTCATATCATCCATTTTCATTAAAAAATAATTTGGAATATCAAAATCTAAAATAGAAACAATATTTTTATCTTCTAATTTTTTTAGAAATACAATTAATCTATAATAATTACATTTATAATATACAGTTTTGCTTTCACTTTTTTGAAAATTTTTACAAACAATATATTTATCAAATGAAGTTATGTTACTTGTATTAGGTTTTAAAACATAAACTTTTTCATACAAAGACGATAAAAGATATAAAATATCCACAACTGGTTTATGAAAAATGTGATTTAATTTAATTATACAACTACCGCCAGATTCTTGATTTTTAAAAATAAGCATTAAACATTCAATTAAATTAGTTACATATTTTTTGAAATTACTTGATTCAACTTCAACAAATAAAAAATTAAATTTCTTGTCTTCAATTTCTTTCATATTATCTTCATTAATTACATCATAATAAATAATTTCATCATTAAAATTTTCTCGCAACATTTCAAAACATTCTATAGTGTCATTATAATTTGGTGTAAAATGTAATGTTTTAACATGTTGATTTTTAAAAGATTCAAAAATATTGACTGTTGTTGAAACTTCTAAGAAATCATAAAATAAATTTGATTTAGGTTTTAATTTACTAACAGAAAATTTAGAACCAGGTACCTTAGAAAAAATATATTCATAAGGATTTACAATTTTAATTAATTCATCAAAGCTATTATTAGTTGTATCACTTTCATTTTTACAAATTTTCTCAATTTCATCTCTAGTTTGATTGTAATAATGATAAAGACTGTGTGATATATATGGTTTTAATAACTCTTCGGTACTATCAATAGGATTAACATTTATAATATTATTATTTTTCGGTAATATATAATAACTCATCGGTTTACTATTATATATTATATAATTTATTTAAGTCTGTTATAATTTATTATAGATTATTATAGATTAATCATCTTCATCATCACTTTCTATAATTAATAATTTTTTAGAGGCTTTTGGTTTAACTTCCTTTTTTTCTTTTGTTTCCTTTGCTTTTTTTGTTACTTTTTCTTTTTCTAAAACAGGTTTTTGTTCGTCCACTGCTTCTGTAGCAGCAACAAGTAGTAATTTTTTACTTAATTTTCTAACCTTAGGTTTTATTTTATTAACTTCTTCTTTAGCAACCGATTGAGCATGTTTTGTTTCAACAGCATCTCTGATTCCTTCTGTTTCATTATATTCGCCAAGCTCAAGTTCAATTGATTCTGTATTTACAGTTCTTACCTTTTTATAAATAAAGTATCTATTTAAGAATGAAATTTTCTTTTCAATGCTTGTCATATTAGGCGCTTGATCATAGTCCTTAGCTTTAAACTTATTTTTGGAAATTTCGTCTAACATATTAATAAATAATTCGCTAAACAATCCAGAACCTTCTGGAAACCCAAATTCGTTTGCTTCTTCGCGACTAATGACTTCAAAACCGTAAGCACTCATGATGCGATTAAAATAATCAAAATTAACTAAATATTCTGATATAACTTGATTAATTGACTCTTGGTATACATCAATTCTATAGCCAATTGAACTTGAATTATCCTCAAATGAGTCAGTACCATAACCTTTAGTTATTTCCCAAATTTTCTTTCCATTTTCAACAATTTTAATTGACTCACCTGTCTTGGTTTTTTTAAGTTCATTAAATACTAACTTACCATCATAACATGTTCCAATAAAGTATCCATTTTGTTTAGTACATTCAGCAACATTTTTCATGAATCCTTTTAATGTATCAGGATTTTCAAAGAAATAGTGAATTGCGAATTGACATGATGATATATTAAACCCTTCAGCACCTTTGCCATATTGTCTAGATACACCTTTGCCAATTTTATCAGCTTCTTTAGGACCATTTCCGAATACAGCAGATGTAATCTGTTTTGCTTTTTCATTCAGTAAAGCACTGCCATTTTTTATATTAAACGCACTATTACCATTAACAAACAAAGCATATGGAATATTTTTATTCGTTTTTTTCATTTTCAAAAATCTTGCGCATGCTCCATCTAGGCGATTTTCTAAGTTATCCTTTGAAATATCGATACCGAATACAAATGATAGTTTAGAACTAATCCATTTAGGTAAATCGCCTGCTTTACCACAAGCAAAATCGACTAATGTATCGCCTTGTTTTGATGTGCCAGTGATAAGTCTCTTTTTAACATATAAATTATGAAAATCCTTCATGCCTTCAGTTTTAAAATTACCAGAAGGTGTGTTATAATATTTATCTTCACTAATGCTAACACTTGGAATACCTAAACCTGTGCGTAACATATCTTCTTCTATTCTTCCAGATGGATGAATTGATTTCCAGTTTTCATTACAAACTTTATAAGCATTACCGTATTCCTTTTCACCGCGTCTCATTTTAGCTGTTTTATCATATCTAACTCTCAAAGGAATCCATCTCCAACCTTCTTCCTTTGTCAAATCATACCTAAATTCGACAATTGTATTGTCTTCAAATACTTGATCTTCTTCTGAAAACATTTTCTTGCCTCCAGAGCCATCCATTCTAAGCATAATATTACATAAGCCAGCATTAGGATCATAAGGTTCAGTTGGATAAAATCTCATAGGAACGTAATCATTATCCTGTCTGTCCTCAAATCGATTACTAAACTCAGGAAGCTTATCATCGATAATATCTTGACAAGGATTAATGAATCCATCTTTGCTTTCCTTAAATCC